TCTTATCTCTTTAATAATTTCCCATTTAATAGGGTTCCATGCATACGGAGAAAACTTGCTACCCCCAGTTGTTGAAAATTTAGTCAGGGCTTTCCAGAGCCCTATACGACCAGCTTGAATATACTCTTCTTTTTCGTTTTGATTTTTAGGATTAAACCTATTAACTATAGTAAGTATAAGTCCCATGTTATTTTCTATTAGATTATCCATGTAAATCCCCTATTAATATAGTATCTTATCTAAGCTAGATTTTTAATCTTAGACACCGATTTTATTAAAAAACTTCCTCTTTTTTTATCTCTATTACCTATCAGTAATAGTATACTTCCTTCCTTAATATGTTTAGCATATTTATTCCATTCTTCAGAAAAAATTGTTACACTATCAAGATTGCATGTTCCATCACTCACGGTCACGAAAGCCATTTTTTGCCCCTTAGCACTTCCCCGTTTAATTTTCCACTCTTTAACGTCGTCCACCTGAGCCGCTATCCTAATTGTACCTTTGGAATTAAAACCATCTACGTATTCCTTACAGGTGCAGTTTGCTCCACTGATATCATATTCGTCTACTCTGGCACAGGTTAATGATACGCCTAAGTATTTTTCTTCTTGTCGAGCTTTCCAACCCGATAAATCAACTAATTCATAGCCGGGATTTTTTAAAGAATCAATGATGCTTTCTACAATTTCAACTCTATCTTTTCGAAATATTGGTCGATGACGATCTGACCAGTTATTTTCATCTAGCATGGCTTGAATGCACTCAGCAAAGTTTTGATTTGGACTGTCTTGTTTGTACTTTTCTATCCAAGGAATTTCTCGCTTGCTTAATTCTCTAAACATTTTTAATTCATGGCTCATTTTACTACGACTAATTTTAAAACAATCTAGAGCACCACTTAATATTAGGGCTTCAAATGAGTCTGCTTTAATGCAAGAGCCAAAGCCAATAAGAAATGTATCCCAATCACACGCTTGTAAGTCTATTTTATTTCTTTCTAAACACAATATCATTTTGTCGTATACCGAACCACCTACGCCCTTAATTTCTGTAATGCCAAAAGTTGGGAATGTATCAACAATTAATGTAAAATATTTATTCATTTGTTTGATATTAGGAGGCTGAACGTCGATGTTCATCAAACGAGCATTGTTTACTAATTCTTCTATTTCCAAATATGCATCTGGCTTGCCGATAGAATGTTTGAGATATGAGGTAAAAAACTCGTGTGGGAAATGTTGTTTTGTATAAGCTGTAAGATAAGCATTGTATGCATAGCTGACTGAATGAGACTTATTAAAAGAATATCTTTGTGACTTCTCAATCCACCCAAAAATTTCTTTTGCCTGTTGTTTATCAACCGTCCCCTTCACTTCGGCCTTTTCAATAAATTGTTTTCTCAACTTAGTCATTAGAGAAACGTTCTTTTTTCCAATAGCTTTACGAAGAATGTCGGCTTCCTGTAAATCAAATCCTCCAATATCCCTAGCTATCAGCAAAGCCTGTTCTTGGTAAACTAAAATGCCATAGGTACTAGAAAGAATGGGTTTGAGTGCGTCGTGGAAATACTCTATCGGATCTATGCCATGCTTACGATCTATATAGTGTTGTGTAAGACTTTTGCCATCTACAATAGCTTCCATACAACCGGGTCGAATAATAGCAATTAAATCTGATAGTTCTTCAATATTGCGAGGCTTAACTTTTTCGGACATACTTCTACCCAACTGTGATTCCAATTGGAACACACCTTTGGTATTGCCTTCGCAAATCATATCCCAAGTAGCTTCGCAGTTCAATGGGAGTGTTTCAATGTTAGGGTCATAGACAACCTCGCCACTGCGCACTTCAAATTTGCATCCACATTCAAAGACTTCACTTGTCACACATCGCTCCCTTAAATTTAGCCACACTAGATTGTCTTCTATGAAATTTCATAAATTGTGTTAATAATTTTGCACTATCTATAGTATCAGATAAAGCTTCGTGTGCTTGCTCTGCTTTAATACCAAACCAACCTCGCATAGTATCTAATCTCATATTTTGAGGTTCGTCTAAATTTTCAAGCCAATAAAACATAAGGTCCATAACATCTATTTTGGTGACTTTAGCAAAGGGCATTTTCGTTTTATGTTTTTTTACTAGTCTTTCACAAATGGGAAGATCAAAGCCTATAATGTTATAGCCAGCAGCAATAGGCTCAGTATACCAGTTATTATGAGACTTTTCTATATTAAACTTTTTACAATATTCACAAAAGTTTTTCCAAACAATTTTTTCGCTCTTACCCGATTTCCAACTCTTGATAATATCTTCGCTGGTCACACCCCTTTGTTTTGCGTGCCATTCGATGGTCTTCTGTTTTTCATCAGTAAAGTATTCTTCTTTGGTAATTCCCGGAGGTTTAATAGCAGCACTAAAAGCTTTGTCTATTTTAATATCCAAAGTTCTAGGGTCTATCGGAACTGCTGCTAATTCTACGGGATTGCAAGTGGTGGGATCTGGACTGTCAGTCTCCCAATCAAAAACTATAATCCAACGGTTATTCATTTGAAATCCTCTATGACTGTTGAAGTAAGGGTGAAATAATACGCGGAACTTCCATAATTTTATCTAACATTCTAATTCCTAGTACGTCTAATTTTAACAGACCAACATCCTCACAGCTTGGTCCTTCAAATCCGGCCAATAGATTTTTATCTCCTTTAGCCGCAGATCTAATCATCGGACATGTATCATAAATAGGAGAGGGTGAAATTACAACACCTGCTGCATGTTTAGACTGAATAATTTTGGTTCCCTCCATACGCATAGCCTGTTCAAATACCTTAGATAGTTTACCTTCTAATTTTCCATTCTCACCTATTTCACACCAGTCTTTTAGTTTTTCTTTTCTATTTTTTAATGCCCATAAAATTAGGGATGATTCTCCAAGCTCTTCTTTCATGTCCTGAAGTTCATCTGCAATCTTTGCCTCATCCATAATATGTTTAGTAATTTCGTTTTGTTCTGTAAAAGATATATTACCACGAGCTTGCATGACTCTTTTTAATGCAGACCGTCCTTGTAATGTTTGATAGGTTACTATTTGAGCAACATTGTTTGTACCGTATCTTTGTTTAATATATTCAATAACTTTTTCTCGGGCTTGTTTTGGAATATCGATATCGATATCGGGCATAGAAATTCGTTCGTCTGTATTTCTTCCCGCATTATAAAATCTTTCAAATACCAAATCATATTTCACTGGATCAATTTGAGTAATACCAATTAAATAAGAAACCATACATCCTGCCGCACTGCCTCGTCCCGGACCCGTTAAATAACCAGAGTCTTTACAATATTTTAAGATATCTTGTACAATTAAAAAGTAACTAGATAGACCTGCTCCTTCGAATATCTCTAACTCTTCATTAACCCGTTCTCCGTATTGTGGAAATTTGGGGTTCTCTTTGTTAACGTGCTGCATTTTTTGTGCCCAACCCATTTTACAAAGATAACGCAAGTATTCTTTGGGAGAATATCCAGAGGGACATTTGAATTCGGGTGGATTGGGAGGTCCGAGAATATTATAGGGTTCGCACATATCGGCAATGAGAATTGTATTGGCTAGCTCTTCATCATTATGGTATTGTTTCATCTCCTCATAGGAGGGAATATGGAAGTTGTTTGAAGAAAAAAAGGACTGTAAGGATTTAGATTTGCCCTCTTTTAATTCCCGTTGAACTTGTCCTATAGTCTTTTTTAAAGACGTGCATAGAAGCACTTGTTGGTCCTCTGCGGCCTCTCTAGTAGGATAATGTGCGTCTGGAGTTGCCACACATGGAATGCCAGTTTGCTTAGAAATCTCACGTAATTTGGCAGCTGTAATTTTTGAAGTTTCATTGTTATCAGAATCGATTAACTGTATTTCAATAAAAAAATTATCTTTTCCAAATATTTCTTGCATTTTCAGTGCAGCTTTGGAAATCAAATCGTCTGGTTCGTTCTCTTCTGCAAGCCTACCTAAATATGAACCTAAATGTCCGCTAAAAGATATTAAATTCCCTTTTTGTGCGACTTTTTTTAGCTGATCAAAATCAATGCGTGGCTTATAGTAGAATTGATCTGGGTGGTTTGATTGGGATACTAGACCTAAAATATCTTTCCAGCCCTGCAAATTCTTTGCTAAAATAACTTGGTGAATTAAATCTCGATTTTCTTGAGTTTTTTCTTTAGCATTATTAAAACAAATATTAAATTCGCATCCCAGAATGGGTTTTTGCGAAGCATTAGTTAGAGTTCTTGAAAAGTCAACCGCACCAGAAACACTACCATGATCTGTTAATGCGCAGACATTGCTTTCGATATCAGAAATTCTTTTTGAAATCTGATGTGTTTGCGAAAGTCCATTCAACAAGCTATATTCAGAATGAACATGCAAAGGAACATAAGTCATTTCCTTCTCCTAAAATTTCTTAGTTTATTAATCGGCACATTATAACAGTCTGCTTTTACCATATATCCATTAGACCTATCAATATCTCCTCGATTGAGTTTTTCGGCTTTATTAAAATATTCTTTATGATCTAACCATCCCAATACCCATGCTCTTCCCCATTTGCCATTAACCCACTCTATGCGAACGAATGCATATCTATCGCATTTTTGTTTAGTGTTATACGCCGCAATTGAACATTCATAGTGATCTTTAGGGGCAGACGTACATCTTTTAGTTTTTACATCATATTTAATATTCTTATATAAGATGTCATAATCATAAGTATTATTAACTTGTCCTTTAATTAATTCGTTAGCCACTTCTTCTCCCAAAAATCCCGCTATGTTTCCTTGGCCACGAGTAATAGAGTTTCTAAGCTTACCCATTTGCCTAGCTTTGGTCCACGCTCGTTTTTTCATTTGTGGAGTAATTTTAATTTCAATCATTTATACTTCTCCCGGAGGTTGATAGGTTCCAATTGAATGATCAGGGTGTGCTAAGTTATGCGTAGCCCAATCAATACCATATTTTTTAATCATATATCTGGTTTGTTCACACTTAGTCATGGGTTGTCCGTAAGGAGTTTTTTGTCTAGGACGATGTTCTTCTATAGATCGTACATGTGTGTCTTCAAAAGTACTCATCCCTTGATGACATAGCCTTGTACATTTCCATGATTGTGAAGGGTCTATATGTCTAATAATTTTTGGATCATTTGTTTCTTTAATAAATTCAAACTTGTTTTTAAGCATTCTTTCTGTGTCTTTTAAGTCTTCGTCTTGGAAATTTAATGTAAATGCTCCTCCGTCATTAATAAAAAATATTGTAATAATAAACGAGGACACTTCAGGATACATCTGCTTGACTGCATAATGATAAATTCTGAGCTGCGGATCTTTGAATAGACTGGCTTGTGTTTTTTCTTTTCCCGTAGCCCAATCTAATCTCCTTCCGGTTTTCCAATCGATCACTTCTATTGTATCGTTATCAAGTCGAGTTACTAAGTCTATTGTACCCTTTAAACTCAGGCATCCTTCGATTTTTTCATCACCCATCTGATAGGAATAATTTGCCCAGCCTTTTTTTATTGGAAAATCAAAATGTGGTTCAGCATCAATTACGTCTCTGTTGCGAGGATTGAACATGCCATCGTTATACTCTAGAGCTTTCCAAACCCACTTTTGACAATCTTTAGCGTCTTTGTCTGTCCACTGATGATGAAGGATTCGAGCTGTATAATACTTATAAACTCTTGCTGTAATTTTATCTAGATATTCAGGCTTGTAGTTGCATGTGCTAACACGACCTATATGCTCGTCGGTAATGATTTTCTTACCATCTTGTAAGGCTTTTTTGGCGACAGCACAAATTTCCAAAACCTTATGAACTATGGTGCCCTTATCGGCTTTTTTATTAGACGGTCCTCGCCACCCCAAAGTATACTCTAGATAATATTGCATCGGACAAAATCGGTGACAATTAAACGATGAAGATCTAAAATATACTATAGGTATCATATCTTATTTCCATAGCGGTCGCGTCCTTGTAAATTATCCACTTCTCTCCATACCTGATCCCATCCAGCTTGGTTATCACCTTCAACTCTCGCAGCTTTATCGTCGATATACATAATGCCACCGGGCTTTCCCATAAAAGCATGTGTGTATTTAACATCGTGCTTTTCTAACCAATCGGTCCATTCTCTATATCCTCGTTCATATTGTAAATGTATGCTACCCTTTTCTCTGTCTCCATATCTAGCAGTATACAATGTAATATCGTACCCCATGTCGTATAGTTTATTAACTTGTTCTATGCCATGAGTAAGAGGTTCGGCTAAATGGTATTGTCCGCCATGACTTTTATCTGCAATGACACCGTCACAATCAACAATGATGGTTTTAGAAGTGTCTTCAATTGGCATGTTTTACCCCTAGACTATAATGTCGGGAATATTATTTAAATGTTTAATAGCTAAATATATTTGTTCGTTTTGTTCGGGAATGGATAGGCTAGCATTATCTATAACCATATCACAAATATCTAAACACTGGGCAGGGGCAGTTTCGCTTACATGGTCTTTCTTTGGCTCTTTAAACGGACTTCGAGTTAGGCCAATAACATAACCGCCTTCGTTTTGAATGGCCTTAACTTCGTTCTCAAATCGTACATCAGAAACAAGTGCAAGTTCTGGTTGTTCTTTTTTGATTTGGTTTATACAAGCATTAACCCAAATCGTAGGATCTAACCCTCTGAACATATCAGTTCCAACATATTGTAAAATCTCCCTAACTGTCATATATCCCTTATTTTTAGTAGACGATTTAATATTATCCCATTTAATATGTGTTTTAGTATTTTTCTGTTGATCATTACCAAACACAAGGTCTTTGTCAAGCCCTAAAACATCAACACAAAGCTGTTTCAGTTTTTGGGCAAAAGAATATATTTTAACAAACTTACCTAGCTCATTATCAAATAAACTTTCCACATCTACATGAGGAGGCTTAAATGGCATCCATTCTTGTCCAGATACAGTCTCGTCAAGTATATCTGTAACTTCAATTTCGCCAAGATCGGTTAGTCGAGTACTCTTACTGACACCCAACTCAGCCAGTTTAGTTGCTAAAATAAAGTTACAAGCAGTGTTTTTACCAGATTGTTTATGTCCTGCAAATCCAATGATTTGGGTATGACTCATGACAAAATTTTCCTAATACTTTCTAAAGCACCTTCAGCTGCTGACAAATCCTCAAAAAGCTTCGCACATTCGGCTACTATGTCTGGATGTTCGCCTATCCCAACAGTATGTTGTAAATAGTTATTAAGATTTGCAACGGCTCGTGAGTGTTTAGCCACGAAGTGAGCCTCTACTGCACCTAATAATATTTGTGGAAATGATTGGTTGAATTGTGTTTCTGGATCTTCTTGAGTTTCTGATGTGACATTATCAGCCATAATAAGTTTCTCCTATTTTAGAAATTAATGGTTTGATATCATTAGTAACTACATCTACACTGATGTCTCCGATATCGTTACCTTGAAATTCTGGAAAATATATACGATACATTTTAGAACATTGTTCATGAATTTTTTTTGCACCCTTCTTGCCTGCTTCATCATTATCTAATAAACATATAATAGAAAAAGCTCCAGATGAATCGATAATCTTTTTTTGATTTTGACTTAAATGCGCTCCAAACATTGCTACGGAATTGTGAATACCGGCTTCTTCTAACCTCCATACATTTCCGGGAGATTCTACTAAAATGACAACTCCCGTTTCTAATATTCTACCCTTCGCACTCCAATAATTATACAAGCAATTTTCCTTTTTGAAGCCAGAAGTGTGCTTCCATTTTGGAAAAAAACCACATTCTTTTTTAGGGTTGTGATAGTGTTTGCATTTTGTACACTGCTCAAATATACTTCTACCACTAAAGCCTAAAATGCTTTTCCCAGAATCGCCATAAATAGGAACAACCGCACGCTCATATAAAGATCTTCCTCGTTTGTTACATGTGCCAACGCCATATTTATCTAATATTTCTATTGAATAATCTCTTTGTAAATAATATTGAGCGGGAATATCTACACTAGCTCTATAAAATTCATCATCTATTCCATTGTCGGTCTCATCTGGCGTGTCAAAACTATTTACCAAAGAAGAAAATCTGAGCTTATCTGCATCTAGACTGTTATGTGTGCCCTTTAATTTTTCAAACTCTTTCTTAGTAAAATCTAAAATAAATTCAATTGTTTCATTAAAAGAAGCTTCCTTATCTCCACGAATCTTCCATCCATACTTCTGTTTAGACAAGGCTCCTCTAATCAAACTTATAGCCGAAGACCCAAATAACTCTTCACATTGATGTGTTCGACACTTATAATGAACTCTTATATCTCCATTATAGTACAAATTAAGTGCGGTAGGATTATCTCCTCCATGAATAAAGCATGACGACTTGATTAAAATATCATTTTTATATTCTATTTCTGTATTGAAATAATCATAAAGTCTGTCCAAGTGTTGTACAGTCAGCTCTGTGATGGCATTAAGTTTTGCTTGGTCTTTATACTTATGCGAAGGGGACATCGTCATTTTGAATTTCCATCGGGTCGTTACTAATTAAGTTTGTGCCGTCTTCTAATTCAAATGCTGTTTTACCCTCTATCAATTTCCCATATTTTCCAATCATGTTAACGTTAATGTAATCTTTATCTTGAAGGCCTTCTCCATGTCTAGCAATTAAAGGTACAAGCTTCCTATTACCATTCTCAGGACCGTCTTTAGCGATTTCTTCATCAGACTTAGATTTATATATACTAAAATTGGAACATAGCCAAATAATTCTGTCTGATCCACTAGCAGTATCTGTAGATTCTTTAGTAATACCATCTCTATTCAATTGTATAAAGGCTAAAATGGGAACTTCATATCTAATTGCAAAGTTATGTAAGGAAGTCATCAAGAATCCTAATAATTGATATTCTTTCATATCTCCTTTAATATCAGATGATTCCATAATTTTTAAATAGTCATAAACAATAACACAGTCTTTGGCTTTTCCTTCTTGATTAAGTCCTACTTCTTTGGCAAGCCACCGTCTCATAATTGATAATTGATCTTCAAACGGTTTGCCGCTAATAGAGGTGTGATAATAAGGAATGTCTTTCACATCTTTAGCGGTATCCCTTATTTTTTGATTTTTATAACTGTTAGCAGCAAACTTACCAGTTTCGATGTCGCTAATAGCAACCTCTGTTAACATGGCTATGCCACGATCTTGGTGGTCTTTACGTACCATTTCTGTGTCTAAATTTAATACTGGAATGTTTAAATGACGAGCTATGTGAATTCCAGCATTTTCTGCAAAAAGAGTTTTACCGACTTTAGGTCTTGCTCCAATCACATTTACCGTTCCTCTTCTTAATCCTCCTCCAATAGCAAAATCATAACGATCAAAACCTGTCGGAATTCCCACTTGATCTATAGGATTTTCAGCTAAACTATCTAATCTGTCTGCGATATCTGAAAACACTTTTTGTGGAGCTTCATCATTGTCATTTAATAATGAAGCAAAATCAAAAATCGATTCTTCAGCAATACCCAATATCTGTGATATCGGTTCGTCACCTTTAACATTAGTATATTTATCTTTAGTGGATTCTAATTGATCATACATCATCCTCGCTATTTGAAGCTTCCTAACTTTAGCAGCCATTTTCCGTACATTGTTTAGTAATACGGGAAACTTCATAATAGCAGATAGGTGTTGAACTTCTTCTTTATTAGATACTAAATCATGTAAACCAATCTCTTTTGCAGACGATAAAATGGTTGGCAAGTCTATAGTTGTGTTAGGATCTTTCTCCATTATATGTTTTAAACAAGCATAAATCATACAATTAGATTCAATAGTAAAACTTTCTGTATTTACTAAATCACCTACATCATAGTATGCTGCTGAGTTATAACGGCAAATACCGGCTAATACTGCTCTTTCCGCAGGAGCATCAGATAATAGCATTTATGTTTTTCCTTACACTCATTATATTCCAGTAGGTGTCAATCCCCAGTCTGAAACACCTCCGAAATAAGATATTGGGACGTTATGTTGTTTGGTAATTGTATAATCTGAGTTGTTGTTTTTTATAGAATATTCCAACCCCCAATATTCGGCCTGTTTCTCAGAGTCGAAAACCAGTCTTATTGGATAACCATCTTTATGCTCGTAAGTAAGTAAATACATATCGTTCCTTTCATCGCTGCGGACGACCTCGACATGAACACGAATTACATCTAAAGCGATTTGTTTCGGGTGGAATTAGAGCTGGAGATACTTGAAACTCTTTTGAGCACTCTATGCATTTGATTGATACCTTTTGAAACAAGGGGCCTTTTGACATTATACCACCTTCTTTTGGTTTGTCAAGCCCCTTCTCCTTATCAAACTTTTCTGCGGATTTTAATTCTGCTTTTTCTTGCGGATTAAGTCGAAGACTATGCATAAAATCAGACTGTTCTTTTTTCTTTACAACTTTCTTTTTAGCAGTTTTTTTGACTGCTCGTTTTTTATTTCTAGGTTTCTTTGTAGTGGCCTTACTAATAATGTTTGCTAGATTAAAAAGTTCTTCCTCTGATAAACCACTGAGTAAATCTGCTAGCTCTTTTTTATCAGCCATTTTTCAGTCCTTTTGATCTTTGAACGTTAAGAAAAACATCACTCATATTTTTCATAGAAGACGATAGGTATGTTAAACGATCTGCTCGTTGTTGCGCATATCTTTTAATATCCGCTATCTTAGTTGTATACCCATCCTCTTTTACAGCTTGATTAAATTGACTTTCCCATGAACCTCTATAGGATTGTTCTTTGCCAGCAACGGTGCTTTTTAAAATCCTATCGGCCCAATTGATACGAGCCACTTCCCTATTGTAGCTTCTTTGTATGTGAAATGCTAGGGATGATATCAACAGTGCTGCTTCACCACATTGTTCAGGTGTAAGTTTTTCAATTTGGCCCCTTGTTAGCTGTAAGTACTGCTTAGCTGAATCATCATGAAATTCATTATTAAATTGAGGAAGTCCTAATGTAGATTCATATTCATCTAAAACACTGTCTAACTTTGCCAATCGTTCCCTTGCAAGATCCTGTTTTTCCATTTGTGTTTGTCCTCGTTAAATAGCAATTCAATATAATTGAGATTATTAAGTTGACACCATTCTTTTAAATCATTATCCCGACGTTTTTGATTAATGAAGTCTTGTGCCGAGCTATGATAAAGAGTGTTAAATTTATAGTGCTGTTCTCCATGAACCTCTATGACTGTTTTTACAGTATTAATATAGAAATCAACAAACACCTTTTTATTTTTTCTGAGCCGTACAGGAACTTCCTCACAAATTTGTAAAGTAGGATGTATTTCTTTCAGTAAAGACCTAGCTGTAAGGTGTAATTTAGATCTTGGCCTTGCATCATTTGCTCTTATAAAGCGTTGTTCTATTTTCCACTTATATGCATAACCATCTAAGTCAATAATATTCATTGGCTTGGTTCAGGTTTGGGCTTGGGCAGAAGTACTGGAAATCTCTTGGCATCTTCGCTAATACTTGTTGGCTCTTCTGAAGCCCTATGTTCTATTGGCATCTTGATAATTTCTTCATACGAAGGCATGGGAACGTTTTCGTCTATAGCCCATAAAATGTTTTGTTCTTTTGCCCATTTTCTCATACGTCTAACCGGTGCTATTAAATTAAAGGTTTCGCCAGCACCACGCACCAACATTCCTACATACCTTCCTGTTTGCTCTCCCGACGATTCAGTAAGAAACACTCCTCCACCAGAACTTCCCGGAAATGCTGGAGCACTTGTCTGATCAAAAACAACACCATCACCCGTACCTAAATACAACACCCTTCCTACCTTGGACATTATACCACGGGTCATGGAATTAGAACCTACCTGACCCAAAAGACTGCCCACATGATAGAGTTCGGTGCCTACTGGTACAGGATCATCTCCTTCATAAAAAAGAATGTTTTGATCAACAAAGTCTCTTTTTCTTACTAGTAACAATGCAAGGTCTTCTCCACTATCAGAGTGGCTATATTTTAGAACTTTAGCATCCATCTTAATTTCACCAACACGACGACCCTTTTCTACTAATTCCTTAATGATTTGAGCATCTTTGAATTCAACAATCTTTATCGGCATTCCTTCTTCAATTGTAGTCCTTACAGATCTTAAATTATCTACTACATGAGCAGCGGTCCAAACAAAATTAATTTTTTCCGTCCTGTCTGTTCCAATAGGAACGTCTCTAGTAATAATAACCCCTGATCCTTCTGCATTTCCAGCCTTCACTGTCACAGAAACATCCTGTAACTTTTGATAGAGTTCTGCATTACCGGCAAATACCCTAGAGACACTAGCCAAAATTAATAACGTCATCCATAATGTTTTTTTCATCATACTTACCTTTCTATTCCAATCATAGAGAAAATGGTTTTTTCAAACTCCTTATATTGATCTGGATTATCTTCTAAATATTTAGCCAGATTGTTTTGACCCTGTATTTTTTCCTCGTTAGGCAAAGTTATCCATGCTCCACTTTTTTTAATGATGCCAAAATCTATTAACAAATCCGCCAATTCCATCTCTTTCCAGATTCCTCTACCATATTTAATATGGCTATCTACTTTTTGTCCCGGAGGTCCGATAGCAGAGGTGACTACTTGCCAATGTATTGTTTGTCCAATTTGTGTGTCTCCCTGTACAATAGGACTGATATGACTAGCATGTAATTTAACATCTACTTGATACTTTAAGGCGGTCCCAGATTTTTCTACCTTTGCTTTGCCTTTGCCAAATGCAACGTTAGCCATCAAGTGTGTAATTCCTACTACAGTAACTTTATTAATTGGTAATACATTAGAAATGCGTCTACAAAATTTAGACAGTACTTTTTGAACTGTCATGACTTGCTGATCAGTTAAATCTCCCTTTAGTTCTGCGTCGCTTGATAGTGCTGAAAAAGAATCGACTACACAAACTGTTTCTGGTTGTGTATGAATGATTTGATCAAAAATACTTAAGTACTTTTCGGCGGATAAAATATTCCCTTGGGTAGAGCCTATTATTTTTAATAACTCAGGATCTGCTTGTAAGTCTTTGATTCCTTCTATATCTCGTTTACGTAAACGACCTTCTATATTCCCATAATAAACAGGACGTTTAAGCTGCTGGGCATTGGCACAAAAGGTGAGAGCGGTAACTGTTTTTCCTATTTTTTCAGGTCCGGTTAGAATAAACAAAGAACCTTCGGGAACTCCACCACCCAATGCAATATCAATTTTAGGACTAACAGGAATAATCTCTAGTATTTCATCTGTTATTGAGGATGGGTCATGAAGAACATCTCCATATTCCTTAATAATATCTTTTATCATTCCAAATCCTCTAGCTTAGATACAATAGATTGTTTGCTATTGTTACTATCGAAGCTTTCTTTTTTATTAAAATTGTAGGGTACGTTTTGTTGGGTGGAATTGGTTGTTTTTTCTACAAACTTATATTCGTTTAATTTATTATGTACCCACTTTGGTCTTAAGCTTGTGATATAGCGATGGTCTTTTAAAAAAGCAATAATCTTATCTACTGAATGTTGCAGTATTAACTTATTAAGACTACGGTTAGTTATCTGTTGATCATAAAGTCGTTTCCATTCAGGAAGATCTAATGACTTGGTATAAAATCCTCTTGGAAGCTCTTTTTTTTGCTTAATAGCCTGATTTTCACAGATTAATTCTACAATATACTGTCTTCCAGTTACCCATGCAAAACCATCCTGATCAATCTTAGGTGAATATCTGGATGGATAACGACTAGTGTCCGATCTAGTTTTAGCCATTAGTTGTGTATTTTATGAACCCAAGGAGAACTGGTATCTTTTTTAGGAATTGTAGTCACTCTATCTTTTGTAACATCTCCACGAACTGAAGCCGCCTCTGTCATAATAGAGACACCCTTGCTACCAGTAGCAGTTTTATTGATATATAATTGCTCTCTAACCGCCTCTGATTTAAGCGTTTCTACTTCTTTTCCAACGACATGATCACTTCTGTCTAATTGCAAACACATGTCTTGAATAGAAATGTCTTGTGCAATCATACCCTTTATACATGCCGACTCAATAACGGTAAGCTTACCCTTTTTCATAACAGTTCCCTTTCTGCGTTGTGTAAATACGCAATGTTCTTAGTTCTTAAAAAATCTCTGTAAAATTCAAACGCTCTTTTGCCCACCTCTGTAAATTTCCATTCAAATTTACCTGCATGTCCAAGTCTTTTAGATGCCGTTCCTTCGCTAAACATACCTATGGGATTATATAGTCTACCGTATTTCCCTCGTTTAGCATAATATTTAGTTCTTTGACCAATCGTTATTTTTATTGCAAAAGCATCTGGAGATTCTTGTGCCTTTTCAGCATCTAATTTAATGCATGGGTATTGATCATTTTCAAGATACTCTTGTTTTCCTGTGATAGTATAAACAATCTCTGTACGTTTAGCCTTTTTTTTAGTCTTCTCTTTATTAATTACATGCGTTTCGGTTTTCTTTTTTGCAATCTTTTTTTTAGCCATAACATATCTCCTTAGTTAATCTTTCGTCCACTGTGTTCCATGATCGGGTTTTTCCATACGACTCATACCTTGAGGTAGCGGACTTCCCCCTTCTGTTTTCTTAGTTTTAAACCCTTCTTTCATATCTGCTAACTGTGCTTTGGTATATTTAGCACTTTGTTTTTCTGCATATTGACCTATAGTTTTACAGTCAGACAAGCCTACAGATACAAACGTGTCAATATTGTCTTCAGCAAAGTCCCTATATAAAACACCTCCGCAAGAATCGCACTTTATCGTTTTTGATTTATTCGAATATTCAGATATTGTACAGACCAAAGACGTATTGTCTGAACACTTTTCACAGATAAAGGTGTATTCCGGCATTGATATTCTCCATAAGTATTATACCTTCAAATTTGGCATTCGATAACGTATTTTAGACTCCTAGTAAATTTATTTCGATTGAAGATCCCCACCAATATAAATAATATAATAAAGTAAGCTGCGCTAAAGCCAACATTGTCGCTATACCGATAGCATGTTTTGGACTGTAGTGTAATATAGTATATAGCATACAGATAACTGTATAGGTTCCGATCATTTTACACAAAATAAATATAGAAACATCGCCATCGTCTAAATGTATTAAATATTGACCGATGGGATTTTGTTCTACAGATATCATAAAAGAACGGTTTTTACTTAACCAGTATGTATCTATTGCTGCAACTAATACAATAATTATACTACAAATATGTACGATTCTTTGTGGTGTTAGCCATAGTGGTATCAAACGCATTTCGACCACCCACACTGAGTACAAGTAACACAACCCTCTTGACGAATTAATCCCCCACTACTACACTCTGGGCAAGCACCCTCTTCTTTGGCACCATTGGGGATATACTTTTTAAGCGCCCTAGCCATACTTTTTGCTAAGCACGTCATTTCTCCTCTAACCTTTTCAAGCTGTTGTACAACCATATGTATGTTTGCGCCATGCCTAATTGAAGTAGAAGTCATTCTAGTTAAGGCATCTTCTTCTGCGCTACAAGTAGCATTAATAGGACACATTTCTAAACCATCATCTAAAATGGCCTTATATACTCCTTTAGGTCTACCTAATTTGATTACAACTCCTGTTTTTACTTTTTTATTAATAAATCCATTTTTTCCAGCAAACACTTCATATGGCTCATCATTATATATACCGACAATAACAAAGTACTGTTCTCCCTTAACTGTTATATGATGCACATTACATGGAAGCTCTCTAGGTCTTGCTGGAGAATTAGTTTTTTGTATTTTATTTAAAGAAGAAGACTTTGATAGTACATTGGTCATTGTTCCAGCTCTATAGGTTGTGAATCCTTTAATACCTTTTTCCCATGCTTGCTTATATACATTTTTAAAATCGTCATAAGGATAGTCGTTAGGTAAGTTGATAGTTTTAGAGATAGCCGAATCTACCCAATGAGCAAACAGAGACATGGTATTAACGTGTGCTTGAACATCAAGGTCCATAGTACAAGCTGCCCATCCAGCTTCTGCATTCCATTTTTTTATATTCTTGAGATGTGAAACACCATAATCTTCAACCCATTCTTCTTTTAATAATCCTCTAGTTCTATCAAACTTCCACGTTTTATCTTCAAACTTAGTTGCTAATAAATCTTCATCCCCCTCCTTAACCCAATTCCAATTTACTTCGTTGTCTTCAACGCTTTCTAGATCAAAGGTTTTATTTTTCCAGTCTATATTTTTGGGAACAGGCAACCCTTCAGGTGCGGCTGGTTGGATTGAGGTGCGAATATACCCATGCATAAACAATGGCTCTAATCCTCCACTAACCAAATTTGCAAAACACGAACTATTTCCCGTTGGCTGTATGGATGTGACATGAGAATTACGCATCCCATGTTCTTTTATTAAATTGGTGGTGCTACGGTCTAGTCTTTTTATAAACTCACCTTTAAGATAGTGATCCTTGTCGTACAACGGGAATGTACCCTTCTCTTTTGCCAATAAAGCAGAGGCTTTATATGCTTCGTTAGTAAAAAACTTCATTAAATTTTCTGTAAGCTCTAATGCTTTACTACTTCCATATTTTATACGCGCCATGAGCAGAGCAGACCCATATCCTAAAATGCCTAATCCTATACGTCTCTTCTCTTTCAAATTTTCTTTTTGATTTTTTAATGGTACGTGGGTTTTATCGTTTACATTGTCCATAAAACGAATAGCTGTATGAATAGTTTCTTTTAGTTCTTTATATTTCCATGTTTTATTTTCAGGATCAATAAAATGTACTAGGTTAATAGAGCCCAGTAGACATACTCCTCCAATGGGTAATACTTGTTCTCCACATGGATTGGTAGCGTTGATCCACTCACAATAATGTAAGTTGTTCATTTGGTTCATGTGGTCTACAAAAAGTACTCCGGGTTCGTTACGATTATAGGTATTTTCCATAATCAAATTCCATAGATCTCTTGCAGATTCGAATTCACGATAAACCATAATAGATTCTTCGTCATCTATTAAAGAAATCCAAGATTTAAGATCTCCATTCCAATTCGTTTTATATTCATTAGGATATTTTTCATAATTGGGAAATACAAGTTTCCAAGGCATGTCTAGTTTTATTGCGCCCATAAACTCATCAGTGCATAGAACAGACATATTAAACTTAGAAAGTCTACCGGGAGTTTTTTTAGCTTCAATAAATTCTATAACATCAGGATGCCAGCAACTCATAGTAACCATTTGCGCACCCTTACGTATAAAATGTTTTTGATCTTTGCGTGCCTTTTTTCCAGAACCAGCGGTAATGATTTCTGAAGACTTGTCCCATAACTCTAAGAATTTTACAGCACCCGGAGATTGATTGCTAATACCGCCAATATGAGAGCCACAAGGTCGAAGCGTATCCACACAAAAACCGTAACCACCCTCGCTTTTTAAGATTTGAGCCTGTCTCAATAGGGTAGTATAAATACCTTCGATAGAATCTAGATCCTTACCTTCAAATCCATCTACAAAACAATTAATGTACGTAGTACCTTTTAATCCAGTACCTGCATTAGATGTAATTCTACCACCGGGTACAAATTTAAAGTCTTCAAGGACTTTATAAAATTTATTTGCCCATTCTTCTTTATTTTCTTCAATCGAAGCCAAATCTTTAGAAACCCTATGCCAAGTATCTTCGATACACAAGTCATTTTTAAATTTATATTTTTGTTCCCATGTTTCATAGCTAAAGCTATTCGTAAACCTTTCCGTCATAACCATTCCCTTTATTGTTGCATTTCCAAGGTTGATATATCATATTCATACAATTTAGTGTCAGCATGTTTAAACAACCATCTAGCCGATGATTGATAATCATTTTCTTTTAAACAGTGTACTTCTTTGATTCCAGCATTAATAATTGATCCGCTACATTGAATACAAGGAACTCCACACCAACAAAACATAATTAATCCTTGAGCGGGAATTGGTAATTTATTTAAAGCATTTCTTTCTGCGTGTTGACAAGAGCACAGCTCTGATCTTTCGCCTGCGGCGTATCCTAATATTTTACGTGGACATTCATTGCATCCTGCAAGAAATTTATAAACGTCTCCATTATCTTTTTTAGGTTGAATATTTTGAATAAAGCTAAGTTGGTTTTTAAGATGTTTAGAATCGGCATAGATTTCCAATATATGCATTCGTTCGCTATTTGAAAGTTGAGGCCAGAAGAAATTTTTAAAAAATTCTATTTCGTTACAGTGGGGTGTCTTCTGTGGGGGACCGTTATATCCTGCGCCTACTATGCCATTAGTAGTAGGATCGACTATGACAACCCCTACCTGTCTAGATAAACATGGGTTCTGGTCATTGGCCATTTCCCTTGCCAATCTCATATATTTCCTAATAAATTTATCCTTCACCTTTATTTCCTATTGCTTTTTAAATGGCAGAATATTTTCATCTAGTTCTTTTTGACGTTGCTTTTTTAACATTATTATCAACGCACCTACAGTATGTATATACTTGCCTATTGGATATTCCCTTGAGAAAATATTTAAGACCTTCGGGTGGAATTTCAGATATAACATATCCCTTGCCGTTGCACTGAGAACATCTAGTATTATTATACAACCGGGCTATCAACGGATCGAATATTGATCTGTATAAAAATGGTTTTTTTTCTTCTGTTTTGGAATCCTTAGTCATTTTATCAATCCTTTTCTATTGTAAATTGATATTTAAAAAGTGCTGAGCGGGCAAGATCGGCAGGTGCAACCGCAGTATCTGCTAAATACGGCACAGGATCAACGTAAGCCATTCGATATGCATATGCAACGGCAGTACTACAAACAAAAACTTTCGTTGGGTCATCGTCTTTCATATTTTGTGGTGCTAATCGCAAAAGTGGAGTATAATGTTTGACCAATTTCCATATATTTTTCCATCCATATGGAAGTCCTGTCAATAATATTAGTATGCTACTGATTTTCGATGTTACTACTTCCGTAAGTTCATATTTGATATCGTCATATTCAATGGTTTTAGCTGCACGAAAAACGTCAATATCTGCTAAGTTTTCGTCCACCTGACTTTTAAGCGAAATAGAACGACCTCCTTTAAATTCTCTAAACTCTACGCACTGTAAATGTTTGCCGTCCCAATGCGCAATACCAACATGACTATGAACACCAGATCCATATCTTTTTATTAGCCATGAGAGCATTCCTTTACCTTGGAATAATAGCACATCTCCTTCTTTAATAAGGGATTTGGCTTGTGAATACGGTATGTTAGTCATGACTATGCCAGCTCGTGTTAATAGCTTTTATCGATTGAGAAAGTGTAGCGATTTGGATTTTTAATTGATTAATAGCTTCCGTATTTTGTTCTAACACTCTTTGTAATTTTTCTTCTTGTTTCGATATTCTATTATCTTGAACTGCCAAGGCACTATGATACATATCTAATTTTGTTTCAATAGAAACTGTTTGTTGTTTAATCAGAAGAAGGGCTTCTTCACGATTAATGTATTTGCCACCTATCATCAGCCAGAATCCTGCCATACTTACTATACATAGTCCCAAAAAAAATATTAAGTCTCTTGTAAAACTATTATCTTTCATGGCTCTCTCGTTATAATGTTAAAGATCTGAGAAAAAAAAGGATCTCGGCCTTCCAAGATCCCTTCGTTTTAATGGTTGGTAACCGAGTTTACCAGAGGTATCTTGCTCCATATCCACTTTGAACTGGATTAGGATTACCATCGCGATAAGTAATTCTACCCGGAATATCTTGTGTCGTATTTGCAGCAATATCAGTACCCGATGATCGAATAGTTGCAGAAGTATCTACGCCTCCAGCAATATCATATACACCTGACTGAGTATTAGTAATAGAACTAAATGTTCCATTAAATATATTCCAGTTACCAGCAACCACAGCTGTCTTATAAAAATAAGTTTTAAGCACGTCTATTTGTAACGGAGTATAGGCTACGTTTGCACTATCAGACTGACCGCCTTGCAAGGTTGTATTTGCTATGCCTGCAATCGTAGTTTGAGCAACACTAATAACTTGTGTCCCAGCATTAATTGACACTGCCGGATTTGCAGATACAACACCACCAACGCCAGATACGATAGTGATAACAGGATTGCCTTCTCCAAAAGTAGACGCTGACCAGTCAGTTGTGTCAGCAATGGTTCCTCCCCCACGAACGTTGCCGTGACGATTGTCGATGTAACTTGGAGAGCCATCGGTATATGATCCAGTAATAATAGGGAGGGTTGTAATATTAGTAATAAAAGCCATAATTAAACCTTCTTTCTATACAATGATAGAAAAGTTTTTATCCTATAGTTCCTAACAATTTAAATTCCTATCCAATATATTTTACACCAAATATTTAAATTAATTACCAGTTATTGCGAGGCTGATAACCGGTTTGAACTGGATTAGCACTGCCGTCTCGAATAGTGATACGACCCGGAATATTTTGTGTTGGATTAGCGGCAATATCAGTACCGGATACCTTATATTTGTGCTCTACTGCACCTTGCGATATACTATACACTTTGTAGAAATCGTTAACAACATATTTTTCAACAGTGCTAAGAAAAGTACCGTTATACATATTATAGTATCCAGCTCGAATAGCATTGTTTACTTGACGTGAATAACCCAAACCCTGTTGTAAAGGTGTAAATGCATCGTTAGCACTATTAGACGATCCTCCTTGTAAAGCGGTACTAGTTGCGCCTGCAATAGTTTGATCCAAACTCATTACTTGTACGCCAGAATTCCATGCCCCCGCTGTTATAGCAGTTGTATTGTTTATTCCAGACACAATAGTGGTAATAGGGTTGCCCTCACCAAAGGTTGTAGTAGCAAAGTTTGTACTATCCGCAATGGTTCCTCCACCACGAATACTTCCTTGACGGTTATCGACCCCGCTAGGTAAGCCATCTATATAGACACCGGTTGTTGGGACGGCAGCTGTAAGATCTGTAATAAAAGCCATGATATGATCCCCATATAATTAACTATATAAAACCCTAGTATCCTAGAAATTTAATCCTACCCTATAATAGAATTACACCAAACCCTTTTTAACATCCATGATTGATTTATACTTTGTAGATCCCACCATACCGTCTACAAAGCCGTATTTTACGGCATCTTGAGCGGTCAACCACCAGTCTTCTTTGGATTCTAGTTTTCGTCTAATATAATTTCTAGTTTTAGACTTACTCATACCCTTAAAATGATCCCCACTTCCTACACAGACCGTAGTATATATATCATACATGTGAGATTTACTTACTCTGGAAAGTTCATAATATGATTGAACTTGCTTTACCGTACCTGAAATTTCTTGTTCTCCTTCATGAATTAGCCAATAACAATTAGGCATCGTTAAACGTATGCCCTTTTTATATGCAGCCTGCGGAATTAGACTGCCCATTGAAGCTGCCATGCCGTGACATACAAAAATAAATGATGCCGCACTTTGCTGTATGGCATCGTATATCATCATCCCACTTTCCCATTCTCCACCCGTACTATGCTGGTGTATTATAATAGGATTAGCATTCATACTTTCTAATATACGAAGATTTTTTAAGAACCTATTAGAAAGTCTGCCATCTATCCCACCATCTTCCTCTTCATCCATATATCCATGCAAAAATATCTCCCGTGTAGACACAATCAGATCGTTATCATGCGCCTCCGAGACACTTGAATGTAAAGTCCTATTATTCCTGCTCGTCATTTTCGTTTTCGTCCGTTACATGAGTAACCATTGTATCCCTTACGTCCTTCATCACATCTCTATCGACAAACATTTTTCCTACTGCTATTCTAAAACGGTATGGCGTTAAAATATCTAACGCTTCTATACCGGGTTGTTGTCCAATCACCTTGTAAAAATCTTCTGTAAGTTTAAAATTAGAATGTCCTACCCAAAGTTTAAAATGACTACTCGCCTTAGTTTGTTCTGTTAAAGGAAGTATGCCAAAGGGAGTAACGATACTCCTAATGTGGGATACAGAATGGTCTACAATTTCTAAGTCTTCATCTATACCTTCTTCATTCGCTAATAGTTCTTGCATTTCTTGAATTTCTTCTTCAAGTTGACTATCTTCTTGCTCGAAAGCGTCTATCCACTTTTCCCAATATACGTCATAACCACTAGGAAGGGGTAAATTAGCCATGATCATACCTCATACTGCTATAGGACCGAAATCAATTTTCGAATGTGGATTATAATTTTTTAAAATAGCGTTCTCACTACTCCATGTGTAAATAGAATTGTAGTCTCCCAAGTCTACGGTTGGAAGCGATGTAGGTTGGCGTTTAAGTTGTTCTCTTGCTCCATCTATTTGATTCTCATAAATGTGACAATCGGCAAATGTACCTTGTAATACACCGGGAGAAAGATCGGCTTCTTGAGCTAATAAAAGTAATAGGGTTGCGTAGCTAGCGATGTTAAATGGAACACCTAACATTAAGTCACAACTTCTTTGATGCCATAATAAATTAATTTTATTTCCTATCACAACCACATTCCATAAAACGTGACATGGTGGTAATGCCATACTATCGATTTGGATAGGATTCCAAGCCGAACATACCATCCGCCGATTTTCTGGATCGTTTTTAAGTGTTTCTACGATATTTTTTAATTGATCATAACCATTGAAAGAACCGTTATCATTCTCATCATATACCTCATTAAATCTACGCCATTGATAACCATAAATTGGACCTAAATCGTTATCGTCATCATTAGTGGGATTTGACCATTCATTCCAAATATTACAATTTCTTTCTTGATACCATCTCTTTGAAGTAACCCCCTTAATAAATCCTTCCAATTCAACCCACATACTTTTATATACCATTGTTTTTGTGGTCAAAAGAGGAAAACTCCCACACATATTATGTTTAAATATTTGTCCAAAGGTAGTCAATGCACGAAGTCCGGTGCGTGTTTCTTTCCAATATCCCTGAATGAGTGTGTTTTGTACTAAGTCTAAATATGCTCTCATGACTTAATGCCTTTCAATCCAAATACATCTGAAGGATCAACAGCTAGCTTAGCGCCCTTGAGAAATTTCAATTTATCTGAATTATTTTCATAGAATAGACTTTTCCATTCTTTAATAACTTCTTTAGCAAAGTTTTCTTTCTGTAGATCTTCTTCTGCCCATAATTTTAAGGCCTGAATGAAGTACTCTGCCAAGTGTCCTGAGTTAAGTCTGTGTAATAGAATGCCACTCATCTCGATGGTTTCTGCATCTTGACGGATAAAATCTGAAGTAATTGCAAATTCTCCATCTTCTCTAAAATAGATAGTCATTTGACCACATATGTTTTCTAATGGGGTTGATATGACTTCAGACGATTCGTTTGAATGGGGTGTCGGGTGATGTGTATCTAATTGGGCTTCACTAAGGCCTTTGATTAATCTACGATATGACCTTAGAAAAATATTAAACATATAGGCCCCAGTTGAAGAACGTTAGAAATTAGCCTTGTTGTTTTATTATACACCCAAAAGCTATAGCGATTGATCAAAATGTGTTCTATTAACACGAATAAACTCTGCACATTTTGCCATATCTTTGATTGAAGACGCTCCTATATAAGCACAACAACTCCTGATGCCTCCCAGAATATCCTGTACCACTTCTTTCACAGGGCCTTTATATGGAACTTGGATCATTCTGCCTTCGCTACTTCTATAGTCTTTTAGCCCTTGACCGTGTTTGTCTTGGGCTATTTTAGAAGACATTCCATAAAATTTAAAAGTTTTTTTCACCTTTTGATTCGTAACTGTGGGAGGTTTGTCTGTGCAATGATTCCAGTTCACTAAAGTTCCCTCTTCCCATTCTCCCTCACATTCTTCCGTACCAGCAAGCATACCTCCTATCATTACAAAGTCCGCATTTGCAGCAAATGCCTTGCACACATCACCGGCATTCCTACATCCTCCATCCGCACAAATCAATCCCATTCTTTTTTCTTGGCTTTTTAAACCATGGGCCGCATGAGAACATTCTATAATAGCTGAAAGTTGTGGATATCCTATACCTGTTTTTAATCTTGTAGTGCAGGCAGATCCGGGTCCAATACCAACCTTTACAATATCAACTCCCCCATGAAGGATCAGCTCTTGAACCATTTCTGGAGTGCAAACATTACCTGCCATAATTATAGTCTTATCAGCAAATTGTTTTCGCACTTTAGCGCAGAAGTTGACAAAATCTTCTGTATAACCATTAGCAACATCAATACATAGATTTGGTATGATATGTGTTTTATCTGCTATATCACATAAATTATCAAACTCTATATCTTGAATACCTAAGCTGTACCAAGTATAGGTGGAAAATGGACAGTATTCTAATTGTAAGAGCTTTTTATGATCATGATGTTTGTGCAAACAAGTTATCATTTGATGTTTAGATATCGCATGAGACATATCCAATGTTCCGGTGCTATCCATATTGGCTGCTATAATTGGAGTACCTCTCCATGGTCTTGTGGAATGATAGAATTGAAATCCTCTTTGTAGTTTGATATTTTGTCTAGAAGCGGTTTTAGTTCTGTGAGGCACTAAAAGCGTATCATCAAAGTCTAATTTTAAATCTGTATTAATTTTCATGTACCACTACTCCCAAAACCACCGCTACCTCTATCGGTGGGAGTTAGTCCGCTAGCTTCTGTGAGGGCAAAATGGGGAACTGGTTGAAATAAAATTTGAGCAATCTTATCTCCCTTATTGATAACACAAAATTCTTCAGAAGAGTTCCAAAGACAAACTTTAATCTCGCCACGATAGCCACTATCAATAACTCCAGCAAATCGATGTATCCCTCTTTTTGCGGCCATTCCAGATCTATCCCAAATGAGTCCAACATATCCTTCTGGAATTCCAAGAGCTATATCTGTGCCTATTAGCTCTGTTTTTGTGGGCTCAATTACGGCGTCGTCTGATGCATATAAATCCCATCCAGCATCAAACTCATTTGCTTTGTTAGGCATTCTGGCCCACTTGGTCAATTTCTGCACTTTGATTTCCATAGATAACCTCCTCTAATTTATTCGCAGTGTTAGTCCATGATAATTCTTTTGCTGTCTTGATACCTTCCTCGTTAATAATTGCATGGTCAGACTTCCATTGTGTATAAAATTCTTTTAAATATGTTACTCCTTGCTCAAACGGCACACCTTCTAAAGATGCCCATTGTGCCGAAGACTCTTTAAAAAATACTCCATCTTGAGCAGGTTCCATATCATATATTTCTATTAGTCTAGAATTTTTATCTGTACAAAATTGGGTGTGTGCGGAATAATTGGTTGCAATGATGTGCTTTCCCATAGACATCATTTCTAATAGTTCTAAGTTCCAGCCTTCTGCTCTGCTGGGGAAAATACCACAGTTAGCCGTAGACATAATCTTAGCCACTTCTTCGTGCGTTTGAACACGATCCCAAAGCTTCACTCGTGAATCGTTAGTATAATATCTTTCCCATTCATGACGTAACTTATCTGATAAAAATGGATTGGAAGGCATCATTTGTAATTCCACATCTTGATCATTTGGAAAAGCTTTCTGAAACATTGATAATAATAAATCATGTCCTTTGCGCTTCTCCCATTTTCCACAGTTTAAAAAGACACATTTATCAGTTACTGTATGAGGACCATGTTTAAATATATCGGTATCTACTCCAACAGGAACTACAAAGACGGGAGTGGAAATTTTAGCAGAGTTAATAATAATGTCTTTGGCCCATTCTGATGCAACAATAATACCATCCATAGAAGATAAGTGATTAATTCTTTTTTGATCTAGTACATTAATTTCAAAAAATGGAAATGCAAAGTAAGGGCCGTTTCCCACGCGCTCAGCAAGAGCAAATTCATGCCAAACCTTTAGACATGGCGCATCGCTATATCCATCGAACAGATGAAATTTATTAATAGAGTCTTGTACTATCTGAACGTTTGTTTCAGGGGTGTTGGTCGCTCCAATCAGAGATAACGCAACGTCAAGTTTTTGCGACAATACTTTTAAAAGATTAAGTCCAACCACTCCGTAGCCTAGACTATTGATTGGTGCAAATAGATTAAGCTTTTTCATATAGAGTTCCATATATTAATATCATAAAAAAACCCCCTAAAGATTATACATCAAAAGGGGGTTCATGGCTATTGTGCTAACTTCCTTTTTAAACTTCAGTCGAGAACCATGTAACTCGCTTTGGTTGAAGGAAGGTTGAGAAAGTTAGAATGGAACTTCTTCTTTTTCTTTCACCTTTTCCTTGGCTCCCGACACAGCCCCGTTTCCATTAAATTTTCCGCCGCCGGGAGTGAGATTAATTTTTTCTGCAACCATAGTAAGCTTACTACGCTTAGCCCCGTCATCAGTTTCCCACTTATTCAGTTTAAGTCGTCCCACAATCATGATGTGGCGACCCTTTACTAAATACTCATTAAGAGATTCGGCCTGTTTTCCCCAGATAGTTACATCAACAAAAGTTGTTTCTTCTTGTCGGTCAGAATCCTTTGACCAAATCCTATTAGAAGCAATAATCACGTCTGTAACAGCAGTACCGTTAGGAGTGTATCGTAGTTCGCTATCTCTCGTCAAACGACCACTGACAATAACTTCGTTTAAATCACTCATGTGAAAACCTCCTACTTCATAAGACCACGATAACGCAATGCCTTTCTAGTAAGCCTGCGAGCATAGATAGTACCATGATTTCTAACGAGCTTCCTAAACTCTCCTGCCTGTTCTGTATTAGCAAAACAAGTTGTTACGCCCTTAGTGCTTGCTTCGCCAGCAGCAAACTTGTTGAGCGTTTTGACGGAACACTTGCTGGATAATAGCAGGTTCCAATCAGTTGTGACAGAATTCTTCATCCTATTCCTCCTTTGTTAAAATGGGTTATAAAACGATTGCCTTTTGGCCACAATGTATTATACCCTTCTTTTCGCCGTTTGCAACCACAATTCTGGAAAAATTTTACAAAGTGTGCATTTCTATGGTATCGGCTTGTCCAATGACACCTGTGCCTACAACGACTGCCGTTTCATATTGAGAGCTACTTGCCCCTACCGATGTGGCGGGAAAGTACAAAGGATCGAAATCTGTGGTACGATTACCGAACAACATATATTCATTAGACGTATTATTTTTTAAGCTTATAGCGGCCATTCGACCAGATTCGGCACCTATCACTGTTTGTCTACCCATAGCGACTATAAAAGAATTATCTTCGTTACCATCAACAGTTGCAGTACCCCATGTGCCACTAGACCCATAGTTAGTCCAAGTTGATAATTGTCCAGTATGCATAGTTTCTGGAGCATTATCAAGGTTTAAAGTAAAAATATATCTATAATCTACTGTTACAGTATTCGCATCCAAATTTTTAAGCTTAATCGTATCTCCACTACTCATAGTATATCCGCCTGCAAACCCTACAGATTTAACATCTGCGGCATCGGCTATATATCGTGAACCACTACTAACTAATACATCATTAATATATAATCCATACAACACGCTATTAACTGAATCGTAACCTCGTACCGTTGCCAATACTAACTGTGTGCCCCCAGAATTATGTACCGTATGAGTATGCATTGTTCCGCCGGTTGAAAAAGAATTAGAGCTAATATCTCTGGTATTTGAAAAATCTATTCCACTAATCAAACCACCGCTGGCTCCTGCATAGGATAAGTCAATTAAAAACCCTTGACCATACTGAGTAGTTTCTGACTGTGATCCGTACAGTCTTTTTCTAAAAACTTGTAGGTCTTGGGTGGGGTCTGGAGCAGTGCAATGTCCTATATATCCAACATATGTTCCGCTATCATTAGTATCGTGTCTTACATAGGCAGATCCCACCAAATCATTACTAGTAGAAAAACCAAACTTAGTAGCTCCATCATTAGTAGAGGGACTAACAGAATTGACCCAAGCAATTACTAAGTACTCGTTACCTGCTGTAAGCTTAGCAGCATCTACCAATGTACCCTGTGACACATAAGACGTACTAGTGGTACTAGTAGATGAGGTTTTTTCTTGATTAATAAATTGAATTTTTTTTGTAATTGCCATATTATATCTCCGTATTATAATTCATAATATTTTTCACCTTCATAAATGGTCATTCTTCCCTTTTCATTGAACAGTTCTGCCCGTTCTAATTCGTCATTATTTAGTTCAACACCCATTTCTTTCATAGCTTTGATAACTTTACCGCCCATTCTCATATTTTTAAACCAACCTAGCTTACGCCGCACTACCCTTTTTAAAATCTTGTCATCGTCCAACGTTGGCGTTCTGACGGCTGCTTCTCGCTCTTCCCTAGATTCTTTACAACCTTTAATAAGTCGAATTACTGTAAGAGAAATTTTTCCAATTAAAATAACCGTGGCGGGATCAACAAATACTTCCTGATTCTCATTGTTCTTATTATATATCTTATTATATATCTTCGAACTTAGGTCGTGTTCAACGTAATAGTTCATATTTGTCTCCAATATTAAACGTTAATAAAACCTGAGAAATTGTCAATAGGGGTTCCGTTTGGCTGGGCACAATTTATTGCTTTGAAATAGCAGCGTCCCACAGAATTTTGTCTAGAAAATACATCATAAATATCATCGCCATTAAAACGACACCTATCTATATAAATATTAGGTATATCGTCTGCACCCTTACGTTTTTTATCTTTCCAAGTTATACATCCCTTATAAAGGTTGGAATTTCGTATAGAAATTACTGCGTTACCATTTAATTCATACATGGGTTGAGGGTTACCTTCCTTTATAGCTTCTTCCCATTTTTTAGAAGGGGCTTGTACGTTTTCTATATCAATATTAACAGGATAATGATCGTCCATTTGAACAATTTTACATGTTCCAGCGTGTTCATCTAATTTAATATTCCGTAAAGTATATAAACCATTACTACTTCCAATACCATGGCCACCACTTTCCTTGCGTGATCTAAGTCGTAAAATACATTCGCCATGAATGACTTTTAAATTGTCTACATAAACACAGCCACCTGCAAATATATCAATAATATCTTTAGTTCGTGGACCTATTGCTCTACAATCTCTTAAAGAAAATCCCATAGCTTGTGCATTTTTTAATCGCAACAATGTTTCACAGTTGCGCGCTTCTACATGATTGAACACTACATTATCTACATTGTGATCGCCTACTTCACAACCACCTTGAAATGCCACTCCACACTCTTCAAAAAAACAATCTCGTAAAGCCATCTTACCGGTCCCAATACCTTTTTCCACTTTTAAATGAACTCCTATAGGAGCATCAATAAATGTAACTTTTTCTATTACTGTTCCGACACCAGCTATTCTAAGAATAGCACCATCTTCATCAGTACCTTCCCAAATTAGATTGCTTGTATGTCCTCGATAATGTGCTTTTGGTGGAATATATCGTGAGCCTCCGACGCCTGTAATTTTAGTACCGGAAAGTCTTGGGATGTCAATTGTTTCTTCAACTACAAAATCACCTTCTGAAAGATTTCTTAATGCTTCAAGTGTGATAGTTGACGTAGTCATTATATCTCCCGACTGTACGGTATAAAAAAAGGGGTAGGAGCCATCTCCCACCCCTCATGATAGACTCAACTAACGGTTTACGCTCCACCAAATGTAACATTTTCATCAGATGGTAAGGTTCCCGTAGGAATGTCGCTTCTATTAACTTCGCCACCCTTACGTTGCGTAAGAGTATAAAGTACATTAAGAAGAGACCTCATCATAACCGATTCATACTTTGTAAGCGAATACGGTTGATGTCTGCTATCTAACCTTGTCAGCTCAACAAAGAAATTGTCTAATGCTGCAATAAAGCTTCTAGCAGTATCATTAGGACAATTGCCCGGATTAAGCTGGGGGATATCAACATCGGCACCAGTTAAGTCCCACGTAACAGAACGATTAACGCCGACTGGCATTAACACATTATCTTGTGTCAAAGCCAAATCGTTATAATCGTCAGCAACATTCCGTGTGCTATCAGAAGCTTGAGCCTCTAGCTCTTCCAAAGTGAGAGCATCTGGATTATATGTAATATTTTCCAGCGTATCACCAAGCTTCTCAATTTCCGTTACCATGTAACGATTCAGAGCATCATTCCACCCAGATTGTGAGCGAAACTCTTGCCTGACGGTCAATTGCTTTCTAATTTTGACCACTTCTGCTAAAATAAAGTGGATGCCTAAGTTTGGGAATTCTACATTAGCCCCTTTAAACGTATTCTGCGCTGCCATGATATGCCTCCAATAGTAAATGAAATAATCTCGCGATTACCTAAAAATCAAAACCCATTCGTTTGAGAAATTCTACTTTTACCCATTTCTCAACAGTATTGGCTACTTCTTTATACCCCAAAACGTTGAATTCACCCTTCTTTAATTTTCCAACCGCTTGTCTGTATAGAAATCCAATCATTGCCTCATGATATAAAATGTGACGACTAATAGTGGCACTTGATACTCGCTTGAGAAATTGATTGTGTACATATTCTTCAACAGCTTCTCCAGCCTTGACTTGACTACTCACTTTGTATGGTGCTGATCCTTTTGTAACAATCAACTTATTTCGTTTAAGTAAATCTACTGCTTCTTTGTAAAGATGGGCATAAAATGCTAGTTCTTCAATTCTTTCTCCATCAGACTTTTTAAGATCTATAAATTCTTTAATTCTGTCGCTGGCTGGGGGAAAAGTCGATTGACGGATATCGTCTAATACAGTCTGATCACAATCGTCTGTTTGCTTTTCGGCTTGTGGCGTTTCTATAGGTCTTTTAGTATCGTCTACACTATGTGTAGGCATTACCTTAACTGTATCTCTATCATCCACGGTATTATAAATATTAATATCCCTTTCTTTCGTAGCAACCTCTTCTATTCTATCTATTCTTTGATATAGTTTATCTTGAAGTGTGCCTAGCTGATTTTCAATAGTACTCTCCAATTTATCTTGTAGATAATCGGCAAGTCCTCTTAAATCGTCAGTGCTCCTTCCTTCTATATCGTCAATCTTTCCACCTATCACATCTGTAATTTCTTCTGGATCGAACCTGTCTTCAATAATATTTTTCACTTTTCTTTTTCCTCTCCATTTCCAGTAAAATGAAAGTAAGCCCCATACGGTCACTCCTGTTGTTGTACCGCCAAAGAGCCATCCCAATATATTTCGTTGAGTTTTTACCTGCTGAGTTTGACCTTGTAATATTTCGTACTCTCCATTTAAACTACCTAAAGCCTCATCTTTACGTTTTAAGTCTTCTTCTAAGTCAACTATGTTGCTAATTTGCTGTAAGACGCTTCCATTTAATCTCATAATGCGATTATTTAGGCTGTCTATTTGATCATTATCAATATCTTTTGCAGACTTTAAACGTTCAAGATCTTTCTTTAATCTCTCTAAAGTACTGGTTTGTTCACTTAAAGAAGAGTTCAGGTCTGTAATACTTTGATTAAGAGTGTTTCTTTCTGTAGTTAATTGACGTATTTGTTGCTCTAAAGTTTCAATTTTCTTTTTATAATCATCTATTTGACCCTTCCCACCTTCGTCATTACCGCCAAAATCAGGTCCGAGGTTAGGTGGAAGAGTTCCATATGGATTTTTTCCTCCTCCACCTCCACCGTTATCAGGTGCAGGACCGGGAGAAGGGCCGGGAGAAGGAGGTCTGTTCGGATTAATAATGGGAGGACAACGTCCGCCGGGACATTGAACTTCTAATATAACATTCCATTTTTTAATCTTAATATATTCATGACCTACCGGAAGAGTTACTTCTTCTTTCCATCCTTCACTATTAAAATTTTGCATATAATACAGACCATTGTCACCTAATGCATAATATGCTTTTCGAGTCGTGGTCGCTACTTCTACAGCAGTACTAATATATTTCCAAGTACGTGGTACTTTTTCATCAAAGTAATCGTCAGATGTTTCTCCTTTATATGCACGTAAAAAGTTACCAATATGTATTGCGCCACCCTTACCCTGAATACTCCATGTAAGAACGCCACATAGATATGTGTCACCATCTATAACGGTATAGACTCCTGATCCACTTTGTCCACCTAACGGAGGAGGCGTGAACAACACTCGATCTCGGCCAGCGTCTGACAAAGCATGTCCTTCCCAGAGTTGTAACCATCTAGCTTGAGGACAACCCGCAGATGCTATGTAATCATTTTGTTTAATTTGATGATCTACTGGAGCAAACGGTGCTATCCGAGGAGGATAATCACCAAAGGCCGATTTTTGTAATTTAATTATAGCAAAATCATTAACCGTTCTTTCATTGTGTGATTTCCATACAACAGAACCCGGAATACGAGTTGTTTTGCGCCCATATCTAAAAAATTCACAAGTTGCACTCTTATTTGAACCTACTACATGAGCATTGGTCAAAACATAAATAGAATCATCATCTTCTGCAATAGACGTACCACTTCCTGCTGCGCTAGATACTCTAACCCTACAAGAAGCCTCACCAATTTCATTTAATGTTAAAAATTTAGCGTGTACGCTTGACGTACAAATAGCAAAAAATACAACAAAAGATAGAACTAAAGATCTCATAACGTTACCTATTCTAATTAAGAGTTATATCATCAAAGAATAAACGATTTTGTTAATGCCTGTTTATCCATAAAACGTTGAATAATATCCTCTATAGTGTCAACACGTTCCCAATATTCTAAAGAGTCAAGACTCCCTTCTGCATTTATTCTGTCATTTGCATAGAAAACATTAGTAATGTCTTCTGATAATATTCTATACTGTATGTCGGTCATTGTATCTTCAATATGAGGTGGGGGTTTTAACCGGAACGCACTTACCGTCCTTCTCCACATATCCTTCATTACAATTGGGAGGATATCCTGCCACATCATCTCCTTTAGACAATAAAGCTGCTACAGTAGCTACGATAGCCGCACTGTTGTATCCTTCATCATGCATCCAATCAGTTATACATTGCAAGTCTTCGTGCTTAAGAAAGATATTTTCATCATTAATATACAACATCCTAAGTTCCTGCGCTTTTTGAGAAAATTTTTCTGGTCCTTCTATCGCAATCCCTTGTTTAATTGCTTTTTGTTTGGCATCCTTACCGGCATAGCAATTCCCCTTATCTCCCCATTTATATCCAGATTTTCCGTCAACTGTACAATTTTTTAAAGGCATATTATTATCTCCTATGAGAATGCATAGTCTATCGTTTAATTATACACCAGAAATACCTTCTTTGAACCATTTTATTGTACGTATTAATCCATCGTTTAGAGAAGTTTTGGCTTTGAATCCTAACCTTTTCTCTGCTTTAGCGGTATTTAGACACCTTCTAGACTGACCATCAGGCTTAGTTGTATCATAAAGAATTTCGCCATCAAATCCCATAATGTCACAAATATTTTCAATTAATTCGCAAATCTTAATTTCTTTTCCCGTTCCAATATTAATAGGTTCTGGAGAAATATCTTTTTCTATTGCTAACGTAATTGCTTCGGCGCAATCTGTGGCATACAAAAATTCTCGTGAGGCTTGTCCCGTTCCCCATAAAGTTATTGATTTATTTTTTTCTTTAATTGCCTGATCAACCTTTAAGATCAGAGCTGGAATAACATGACTACTTGTAAGATTAAAGTGATCGTGAGGTCCATACATATTCACAGGAATCAAATTCACACCATTCAATCCGTATTGTTCATGATAGGTTTCCACTAATTTCATTAAGGTTTTTTTAGCAATACCATATGGTGCGTTTGTTTCTTCGGGATATCCATTCCAAAGTTCTTCTTCTACAAATGGTACTGGAGTATGTTTTGGATAAGCACATACTGTGCCTAATAATACAAATTTAGATACCTGCTGCTCCATTGCTTCATGTATAAGATTGGCACCCATAATTAGGTTCTCATACATAAATTTTCCGGGATTGTCTTTATTAGCCCCGATTCCTCCTACCGTTCCCGCAGCATGTACAATCACGTCTGGATTTAATTGTTTAATCATCGTCTGACATTGATCTTGTTGTCTTAAATCAAAAGTGTTGCTATGTGCAGACCCTACCCAATAGCTAGTAGTAATGGGTTGATTTCCACGCAAGCCGATACCAAACACTTCATAAGATTGAGACAATATCGGTTTTAAATTTTGTCCAAGAAATCCAGTTGCGCCGGTTAATAATATTCGCATAAAAATGTCCTTATTTTACCAAAAAATTTTAAAATAGTTTTGCCTATTGTCCACTTTTAATACAGGTTAGTCATAATTTGATCGTTTTGGATTCCAAAAAGCTACAATGGATAATACGTTTAATATTCTCGATGGGCATCGCGCCTTTTCATTTAGGTTAGCTGACAAAAAAATCAATAGTTTCTTTTAAACCCTGTTGAAAAGAAGTTGGTTTGAAGTTCACAAGAAAAGGAAGTATTTTATTATTGTCTATACTATATCTAAAATCATGTCCTAATCTATCTTTTACAAATTCAACCGCAGAATCAAAATCTAGACCATAGTATTCTAATACTGCACGAATTACGTCTATATTTTTTCTTTCATCATCAATGCTAATGTTATATATATTGTTAACATATGCTTCCATAATTAAAGTATAAATAATTTGAACTGAATCTTTAACATATATCCAATCTCGTATATTTTTACCCTTACCATATAAAGGAATTTTTTTACCTTGAGAAGCATTATTGATTATGGTTGGTAAAAATTTTTCATTATGTTGTCTAGGCCCATAGTTATTACTCATTCGCACTATTACATAGTCAATATTAAAAGTATTGTGATAGGCTGTAACTAAATGTTCCGCAGATGCTTTTGTTGCAGAATAATAATTTTGTGGAGACAAGGTATCGTTTTCTACGAAAGAGCCAGTTGTAATCGATCCATATACTTCATCGGTAGATATTTGGCAAAATTTTATGTTTTGTTTATGTTTACAAGTCTCTAACAATTCTTTTACACCTATTATATTAGACGATATAAAAGCATCAGATCCTTTAATAGAATTATCCACATGGCTTTCTGCTGCAAAATTAATGATACAGTCTATCTCATGTGTGTCAATTAACTTTTCCATATAACTACGGTCACATATATCAGCTGGATAAAAAGTAAAATTTTTGTTTCCCAAACTGGTATCTAAATTATCTGTATTTCCCGCATAGGTTAGCTTATCAACGCCACAAACCTTATGCCCATAACGTAATAAAAGATCAACGGCATGACTGCCGATAAAACCAGCACATCCAGTTACTAAAAAATTATTCATTTTCATATATCATCCTACTTGTATTGTGATAAGACTGCATTGTTCCAGCATCTACCCATGAGTCTTGCAGTACAACATGGCTGGGTTCGCTATTATTTTTTAAAAGATAATTATTAACGGCTGTAATTTCGTATTCACCTCGTCTGGATTTTTTGATTGCTTTTATTGCATCAAAGACTTTGTTACTATACATATAGATACCAATACAGGCTAAATTGCTTTTGGGGTGTGTGGGCTTTTCTTCGACTTTAATTAGGTTGTCTTTGTCAAAGACTCCTACGCCAAACCTGTGTGGATCATTCACTTCGATAAAAAATAATTTTATATCTTCATTAAATTCACTTACGTCTTGAGTTAAATCTCTTGAGAAGATATTATCTCCCAAGATAACTGTGCAATTGTCATCACTAACAAAGTTTTCACACAATCTTAACGCGCCAGCAATTCCATCTGGTTGGTCTTGAACTCTAAATGTAAATTCACAATCATATTCTTGACCACTTCCTAACAAAGTAATCATATCACCCATGTGTTCTGTGCCAGTAATAACCATAATATCTGTGATGCCTGCATTTGTCAAGCTCGTTATTGGATAATGAATCATTGGAAAAGAACCAATTGGTAATAAATGCTTGTTTGTAACTTTGGTTAGTGGATATAGTCTAGTTCCAGATCCTCCTGCTAATATAATACCCTTCATGTTGTCAGTTCCTTAATTAGATGTCTGTATTTCTCTTTATTTTTAAGTATGTATTCAGGAAACGATTCATCTAAAGCTACTGGTTTCAGCCTACTTCTAAAAAATGGATCTATATCATTGTTTATATTATAATCAACAGCATCTAACACATTAGAATTGACCATATCAGAAGCTGAATAAGATGTTAATTTTTTAATAACTTGATCTCTACCGCCCATAAAACTAAAATGCCAGCCCCCATTTTCCAAAGGCATATTTTCAGCAGCACGCAATTCGTTATATGAAAAATCTTTTAAATTTTTATAAGTTCCCATTTTTGAACCAAGCCATGGCGATTCAGCTTCGTTACTAACATTTATAT